GTGGCACGCAAGAACTGGCAAGCGATCTTCATCAACGAACTGGCCGAGAGCTCCAATGTGAAGCAGGCTTGCGCAGCAGCGGGCGTCAGCCAGAGCCTGGTCTACAAGACCCGCCGCGAGAAGGCCGACTTTGCCCGGCTGTGGTATGCCGCGCTGGCCGAGGGTTACGACAATCTGGAAATGGACCTGCTGCTGCGGCTGCGCGAAGGGCGGCTGGAGGACATCGACGAGGACGGCAACAAGCGCAAGTTCGATATCGGCACCGCTTTCCGCTGCCTGGCCGCGCACCGCGAGAATGTCGCGCGCGAAAAGGGCCGTCAGTCACTGGCCGACGAAGTTACCACCATGAAATCGATCAACGCCAAGATCGACAAGCTGCGCGAGAACGAAGAACGAGCGGCCGCATTGAAGGCAAAGCGGGCCCAACGCGCCGGCGATTCCGACTGATGCGCCGCAAACAGCGCACCAGTCGCGGCAACTGGTTCAGGCTCGCCGGCAAGGATGGTGACGAGCGCCGGCTCGAGCTCGAGAAGATGCTCGCCCCGCACGAGCTCGAGGCCTTGGCTCACTGGCACTGGGAGGTCTGGGGCCGAGACGAGCAACACCCACCACAAGGGCCGTGGCGGGTCTGGCTGATCAAGGCCGGGCGCGGCTTCGGCAAGACCCGCGCCGGGGCCGAATGGGTGCGCAACGTCGCGCGTCACGATCCGGAGGCCCGGATTGCCCTGGTCGGGGCGTCGCTGGTCGAGGTCCGCAGCGTCATGGTCGAGGGCGAAAGCGGTGTGCTGGCTGCCTCGCCCGGCGCGCTGGCACCCGATTTCGAACCGTCACTGCGGCGGCTGGTCTGGCCCAACGGGGCGCAGGCATTCCTATATTCGGCGGGTGAGCCCGAAAGCCTGCGCGGGCCGCAGCACAGCCATGCCTGGTGCGACGAGATCGCCAAGTGGGACAATGCCAGCGGACGCGCCATCGCGGCGTGGGACAATCTGCAGATGGGGATGCGGCTGGGCGATCACCCCCGCGTGCTCGCCACCAGCACCCCGCGCAGCGTGGCGTTGATGAACCGGCTGATGGCCGAGGCCGAGACCGGTGCGGTGGTGGTGGCCGAAGGCAAGACAGAGGAGAACACGGGCGTGCTGCCCAATTCCTATTATGCCGCGATGCTTGACCAATATGCCGGCACCGCGCTGGGCCGGCAGGAACTCGACGGCGAGATGCTGGCCGAGGTCGAGGGCGCATTGTGGAGCCGGGCGCTGCTGGAGGCATGCCGGACCAAGCCCTCTCCCCTTCAGGGGAGAGGGAGGAGCCCTCTGAGCTTGTCGAAGGGGGCGGAGGGTGTGGGGTCTGTCATTGCCACTTCGGCGAATAACAACCCCCACCCCAACCCCTCCCCTAAAGAGGAGGGGCTCTTGTTGCCGCATCGCCGTGTCGTCATCGGCGTCGATCCGCCGGCTTCATCGAATGGCGATGCCTGCGGGATCGTGGTCGCCGCTTTGCTGGAGGATGGCAATGCGGCGGTGCTGGCCGATTGCTCGGTCGAGAAAGCCAGCCCCGAACGTTGGGCCCGCGCCGTGGCCGGTGCCGCAGCCGCATGGCAAGCCGACCGCGTGGTGGCCGAGGCCAACCAGGGCGGCGCCATGGTCGCCAGCGTGCTGCGCGCGGCAGATATCACGCTGCCGGTCAAGCTGGTCCACGCCAGCAGGGGCAAGGTGGCCAGGGCAGAGCCGGTCGCCGCGCTCTACGAAGCGGGCCGGGTGAAGCACGCGGGCCTGTTCGCGAGGCTGGAGGACGAGCTGTGCGGGCTGATGGCGGGTGGTGGCTATGAAGGGCCGGGACGCTCGCCGGACCGGGCCGATGCGCTGGTGTGGGCGTTGAGCGAGTTGATGTTGGGAGGCAGGAGAGAGCCGAGGATACTCAAACTATGAAATCGTAGGAAATTTCCTAAATTGAACGATTTCTTCTCTTTTCCCGAGAACAATGCGTGAATTTATCATCAAGACCGCTACAAGGTATGCGTCAAACGCATACCTTGTAGCGGTCTTGAAGTCCAGCGCATTTTGCGCACTTAGGAATGGTGAGGTGACAACGATCAACCTCTAGGTAACTTAGATAGGATAAATGTCTGGAATTGCATAGAGGTGGGAACCGCCACCCCACACACTTCACGCAACTGGAGTAGAGGCCTCGAGCCGAGAGATCGCGGTTGGCAACGCGCTTGCATATACCAGACAGGGGAGCTTCGGCTCCCCTTTTTCTTTCAGTAAAGGTTCTTCAACGCACCTTTTAAGCGTCTTGAGTCCACATCCTGCTGCTTGATCGTGTAGGCGCTTTTCACGTTGTAAGTGCCATGTGCGCTCACCTCCAAAGCGATTGCCACCAGTGCGAACTCTCGACCTGCAACGGGTGTTTCGACCCGTCGAACCAAGTAGAAGCCTTTGCCGTGATGTGCATCTTGCCCCGCGTACGTCGGAGACCTCAGAATATCGACGATGTTTGCCATGATGATCTGATAGTCATCAGGGTGATCATCCGCGATATGGCCGTGACATGCTTTACTGACCCACACGTCAGCAGCCTCAAGCTCAGTCCCAAGGGCCTTATTGATAAGGTCTGCTGGAAGCGGGCCGACGCGAAAAGCCTTGCGCTTAGTCTTGATAAGATCGCGACTCATCCGAACAGATGGCACCGCACTTAAACGGTTGTCCATAGTCTGCCGCAGGACTTCTCAACTTCTTAGTACAATAAGACAGGAAACCCCATGTCCTTCCTCACCACCCTGACCTCCGCCTTCAAGGGCGGGGGGCACAGCCGCGTGCCTGTTTCGCGCGGCTTTATCTCGCCCTGGGCGACGGCCCTCGACGGCTCCTCCCGCCGCCCGTTCGACTATGGCGCGGCGCTGCGCGAGGCCTTTGTCGAGAATCCGGTGGCGCAGCGGGCGGTGCGGATTGTCGCCGAGGGGGTGGGCAGCGCGCCGCTGGCCGAAGCCGATCCCAAGCTGCTGGCGCTGATCCGCACCCCCAGCGCGGGGCAGTCGCTGGTCGAGACATTGGCGTTGCAACTGCTGCTCCACGGCAATGCCTATGTCCAGGTCGCCAAGGACGCGGCGGGCCAGCCGGTCGAGCTGTTCGCGCTGCGGCCCGAGCGGGTCTCGGTCGTGCCCGGCCCCGACGGCTGGCCGCGTGCCTATGACTACCGGCTGGCCGACCGCACCCTCACCATTCCGCTCGAAGACGAGGATGGCTGGCCCAATATTCTGCACCTCAAGAGCGTCCATCCGGGCGACGACCATTACGGCGCGGGGTGCCTTTCGGCTGCGCGGGCGGCGGTGGCGATCCACAATGCCGCGAGCGAATGGAACCGCGCGCTGCTGGCCAATTCGGCGCGGCCTTCGGGGGCGCTGATCCATGACGCGGGCGATGGCGGCACGCTCAGCACCGATCAGTTCGAGCGGCTCCGCACCGAGCTTGAGCAGGCCTTCAGCGGCCAGCCCAACGCCGGTCGCCCGATGCTGCTCGAAGGGGGCCTCAGCTGGCAATCGATGGCGATGAGCCCGGCGGATATGGACTTCGCCCGGCTGAAGGAGGCGGCCGCGCGCGATATTGCGCTCGCCTTTGGCGTGCCGCCGATGCTGCTCGGCCTGCCGGGGGACAACACCTATGCCAACTATCGCGAGGCCAATCGCGCGCTGTGGCGGCTGACGCTGCTGCCGCTGGCGGGGAAGATTCTGGGCGGGATCGCCGATGGCCTCGCGCCGTGGTTCCCGGACGCGGTGCTGAGCGTCGATCTCGACCGGGTGCCCGCGCTCAGCGAAGACCGCGAGCGGCTGTGGGCGCAGGTCAGCGCCGCAAGCTTCCTCAGCGACGACGAGAAACGCCGCATGCTCGGCCTCACAGGAGACAAGTCATGACCCGCGAAGACATGCTGGCGCGGCTGATCGCGCAGGCGACCCATGAGGGCGGCGATCTCGTCACCCTGCGCGCCATGGTCGAGGAAGCGAGCGAGGTCGGTGCCGAACGCGCGCTCCACCGGCTCGGCCTGTCAGACGAGGGAGCGCAAGACGATATCGACGAGCTGCGCGAGCTGCTCCAGGCCTGGCGCGACGCCAAGGCCAGCGCGTGGAAGGCGGCGGTGGCTTGGGTGGTGCGCGGGGTGTTTGCCCTGCTGCTGATCGGCATCGCCGTTCGGCTGGGGGCAGGGGAGCTGCTCAAGTGACCCCGGATCAAGTCCGGGGCAGGGTCGGCGCGATGCGCCTCGCCGGATACGCCGCGTTGTTCGGCACGCCCGATGCCGCGCGCGATACCATCGTTGCGGGGGCTTTTGCCGAAACGCTGTCCACGCGAAGAGACCCCATCCCGCTCTACTGGCAGCACCGCCCGGACCAGCGCATCGGCTGGGTCGAGCGCGCCGAGGAGGATGCGCGTGGCCTGCGCGTGATTGCCAGCATCGACAACCCGCAAGGCCGCGCCGCCAACCTGCTCACCCGCCGCGCCGTGGACGGCCTCAGCTTCGGCTACCGCGCGCGCGGCTACCGCCACGAGCCCACCGGGCGCGTGCTCGAGGATATCGAACTGTTCGAAGTGAGCCTCGTCACTCACCCGCTCCAGCATGGGGCCAGGGTGCACTTGATTTCAAATGAGAAGTAATTATCGGTTGTAGAAATCGAACTCGGGGGTGGATTTTGAAAAGAGGTTGGTCGTTTCTGGCTGGAATAGCCTGTGCTGGATTGTGGATAAGTGCGGCATTCGTGGTGGCCTATCCGGAGCATATTTTCGCCCAGAATTGGCGGGAACTTTCAATCGCGTTTGTGCATAATGAGAGGAACGAATCGTTGCTGATTCCGTTTCTTCTTCTAATCGATGTGATTATCGCCGGCCTCATGGACCACCTAAGTATCCCGAAGAAACAAAGCCTTATCATCCTTCTTGCAAGTGGAATCTACGCTCTTGTTGTCGGGATTGCAGTCGACTATATCGACACCGATGTTGCGCAGCACACAGACGAGAACCATATGACGGCTTTCGTCGTTTGTTTGGTATGTCTCGCTGTGGTACGCTTCATCACTCTGTTGCCGAAACCGTTTCGGAAAATTAACCCGTTTCCAGTAGGAGGCACTGCGACCGAGGGAGGGACGTCCAAATGATCTATCTGACAGTTGCGTCGCTCGCCCTACTGGTGGTTGCTATATATTTTGGAACGTCTGGCGAGATCGCACACGCGGCGATCTCCGGCAACGCTCTCGTGCGTAAGCGCTTTTTCCCATTCGCTGGTTTTTATCGTGACATGGAAGGGAAAGCGCTGGACTTGACTGACTCAAACATCGCCAAAGTGACGGGTGACTCTTGTGAGTGGCTTGGTATTCGCGACGGCAATGTCGTGGTATATCGAAATTTCGATAGTGCGAACGATAAGCCGCGTGCTGGTGAGATTGTCATCATAAATTCCGAGAAAGATGGGAAACGACCTCATCGATTCCGTTGCGTCGAAAGTGTCGAGCCGTCCGGCATGGTGAAGTTTCTTCCCCATGGGCGACGGGAGCTCAAACCTAAGCCGATCAATGACATCATCGGAGTGGTGACGCACGTACGCACATAACTACTAGGTAAACGTTTTGAATCCGGAAAGGACCGCTTCGGCGGTCCTTTTTTTTCGCCTTCCCCCATCCCCTAACCGAAAGGCCACAACCCCATGGATACCGACACCCCTGACACCATTTCCCAGAGCTTCGACATCGTCGCCCGCCAGGACCAGCTCGACAGCAAGGTCGCAACGCTGCGTTCCGATGTCGACGAGGTGAAGGCCCGCGTCGACAAGATTGGCCGCGCGGCCACCCGCCCGGCGATCGGTGGCACCGACAGCGCGGAAGTGAAGGGCTTTGTCGACGGCTATCTCCGCCGCGGCTCGACCTCGGAAATCAAGTCGATCAGCGGCGCGGTGCCATCCGACGGCGGCTATGCCGTGCCGCGCGAGATCGATGCCATCATCGCCCGCACGCTGACCGAGATCAGCCCGATCCGCGCCATCGCCCAGGTCGTCCAGACCGGCACCAGCGGCTACCGCAAGCTCGTCAGCCAAGGCGGCACCGCCAGCGGCTGGGTCAGCGAAACCGCCGCCCGGCCCGAGACCGACACGCCAAGCTTCGCCGAAATCGCCCCGCCGACGGGTGAACTCTACGCCAACCCCGCCGCATCGCAGGCAATGCTCGACGATGCCGCGTTCGACCTCGAAGCCTGGCTTGCCAGCGAGATCGCGATGGAGTTCGCCCGGGCCGAAGGCGCCGCCTTCATCCATGGCAACGGCGTGAACCAGCCGCGCGGATTCCTCACCGCGCCGACCAGCGAGGACTTCGACGGTGACCGCGCTTTTGGCACGCTGCAGTATATCGGCAGCGGCGATGCCGGCGGCTTCGGCAGCAATCCCGATGCCAAGCTGATCGACCTCGTCCACACCATGAAGGCCGGCCACCGCCAGGGCGCGAGCTTCGTGATGAACTCGGCGACGCTGGCCGAGGTGCGCAAGCTCAAGACGGCGGACGGGGCCTTCCTGTGGCAGCCGGGCCTGGTCGAAGGCCAGCCCGACCGCCTGCTCGGCTATCCGGTGGTCGAGGCCGAGGACATGCCGGATATCGCCAATGGCGCTTTCCCGGTCGCTTTCGGCAATTTCCGCCACGGCTATCTGATCGCCGAGAGGACCGCGACCCAGATCCTGCGCGATCCCTTCACCAACAAGCCCTTCGTCCACTTCTACGCCACCAAGCGCGTCGGCGGACAGGTGCTCGACTCCAACGCGATCAAGCTGCTCAAGATCGAGGTGTAAGAAGAACCAAATCCGTTCGTGCCGAGCAGCATCGAGCAAGGTCGAGATGCGCCTGTCGAGTCACCTGTCTCGACTGCCCGTCTCGGCAAGCCCGACAGGCGCTCGACACGAACGGCACATTCCCTCCGGCGGGGTCGAGTTCCCCTTGCTCCCCCGCCGGCCCCGTGCCCGCATCGCTACGCTTCCCCCTCCCCTGGCGAGCGATGCGGGCACTCCCTATCCAGTTCCGGGAGACCGCCATGCAGCGGATACTGATCACGCCGCCCGACATCGGCGGCGCTCTTGGCGAGCTCAAGCATTGGCTCGCCATCACCAACGCGCAGGACGATGCCGCGCTTGAGGCGCTGCTGCGCTCCGCGCTGGAAACCTGCGAGGCTTTCACCGGCACCATGCCGCTCGCCGCCACTCTCGAGGAGGTCCATTCCGCGAGCTGCGAATGGCAGGGGCTTTATGCCCATCCGGTCCACGCCATTACCTCGGTCGAAGCGATCACGACCGACGGCATCCGCAGCGCGCTGGCGGTGAGCGACTACGAGATCGATATTACCGGCGACCAGCGCGGGATTGTCCGGCTGCGCCATGCCGGGGTGATCCGGCGGGTGGCGGTTCGTTTCCTGGCCGGGCTGGTACCCGAATGGGCTGCGCTGCCCGATGGCCTGCGCCACGGTGTGCTGCGGCTGGCGGCGCACAATTACCGGGCCCGTGAGGCGGATGCCAAGGCCGACGGGGGGCCCAACCCGCCGGCCGCCGTCGCGGCGCTGTGGCGGCCCTGGCGCCGGTTGCGGCTCGCATGATCCGCGCCGAGGCCTCGCCCACGCCGGCCCGGCAGCAGCAGCGGCTGGCCGTGAAGGCCCGCGCGCTGGCGCTGGCCTATCTCGCCCGCACCCGCGATGCGCAGCGGGCATGGCGCTCGCCTTCGGCCCTATGGCCCTTGTTCGAGAGAAAGTGACATGGAAATCCATCTCCGCGCCGCGCTGCTCGACTGGCTCCGTACGGCACCGGCACCCATTGCCGACCTCAATCTCGTGGGCGAACAGGAGATAGGCCGCGCCAGCATGCCCTGGCTGGCGCTGGTCGCCAGCGCCTCTGCCGACTGGAGCGCCAAGGACCGGCAGGGCCGCGAAATTCGCGTCGCCTTCGAACTCAACCATCGCGGCGATGCGGTGGCGGCTCTGGCCGATACGGTCGCCGCCATCGAGAACCACGTTCTGGCGCTGCCACCGGGCCAGCCCGGCTTCACTGTGGTTTCGTCCCGCTTCCTGCGCGCCCGCAGCGAGCGGCGGGCGAACAATGTGCGGGCCACGCTGGTCGAGTTCGCGTTTCGCTGTCTGGCGACGTCCTGAGTTCACTCCTTCGCACTCCTCTCATCGTCGCCCCGGGCTTGACCCGGGGTCCCGCTTTCCTTGCGTTCGTGCGCGTCGCTCGAAGGCAGCTGGACCCCGGCTCAAGGCCGGGGTGACGACAGATTTTGACAAACCACCTTCGGAGACCCCCCATGACCGCCCAGAAAGGCTCCACCTTCCTCCTCAAGATTTCGGACGGTGCCCAACCGCCCGCCTATGACACCGTTGCCGGCCTGCGCACCACGCAGATGTCGATCAATGGCGACAGCGTGGTTGTGACCCACAAGGACAGCGGCGGCTGGCGCGAGCTGCTGTCGGGCGCGGGGACGCGTTCGGTCAGCGTCAGTGCGGCGGGAATCTTCCTCGGCAGCGCCGCCGAGGCGCGGGTGCAGGCCCATGCGCTGGCGGGCACGATCGACGACTACGAGCTTTCGTTCGAGGATGGCGCGAAGCTGCGCGGGCGGTTCCTGGTCCAGCGGCTCGACTATGCCGGAGACTTCAACGGCGAGCGCAACTACACCATGCAGCTTGAAAGCTCCGGTGCGGTGGTTCCGAGCGTGGTGCCCGCGTGAACGCGCTGAGGGATGAAGCGCGGCTGGTAGTGAAGGGCGACGAACATCTCCTGCGACCTACCTTTGCCGCGCTGATCGCTGCCGAGGACGAAATCGGGCCGCTCTTTGCGCTGGTCGAACGGGCGGGCGCAGGCGACCTGCGCCTGTCTGAAATCACCGCGCTGTTCTGGCACTGTATCGTCGGACGCGAGAACCTGACCCGCGAGGATGTGGGCGACGCCATCGCCGCACAGGGCCTCGCCGCCAGTGCCAAGCCATTGCGCGCACTGCTCGGCGCGATCCTGAAGGGCGGAGGGTGACTTTTGCCGAGGTGATCCCCCGCCTCTTCGCCATCGCGGCGCAAAGGCTCGGCTGGACGCCCGACTGCTTCTGGCGAGCCACTCCGGCCGACCTGCTGCTGGCGCTTGGCTCCGCCGATCCCGCCATTGCCCCGCTCACCCGCACCGACCTTGCCCGCATGATGGAGCTCGACGCCCATGGATGACACCATCGACCAGCTGCTGATCGACGTGCGCGCCAGCACGCAGGGGTTCAGCGAGGATATTGCGCAGATGCGCAGCACCTTCGACGGGACGCTGCTCGACGGGTTCGCCCGGGCCGGCGATGTGCTGGAACGCGGCGTGCTGAGTGCGATCCGCAAGGGCTCGCTCGGGTTCGAGGACTTGCAGCGGATTGCCAGCCGGGTGCTCGACCAGATCGCGGCGCAGGCGTTGCAATTGGGCCTCGACAGGATCTTCGGCGGAGCAGGCGGCGATGGCGGGCTCGGCAGCCTGTTCGGCGGGCTGCTGGGCGGCGTGTTTGGCTTGCCAGGGCGCGCCACCGGCGGGCCGGTCGCGCCCGGTCGCGGTTATCTCGTCGGCGAACGCGGACCGGAACTGTTCGTGCCGACCAGCGCGGGCCGGGTCGAGCCGAACATTGCGGGCAGCGGAGCACGCAGTATCAATGTCGCCATCCGTCTCTCTGCTCCGCGCGGCACCGACGCCCCGCGCGCCATGCAGCGCTCCAGCCGGCAGGTGGCGAGCGCGGTGCGCAGGAGTTTGCTGCAAGGCTGACCAAGGTCTTCGTCGCCCCGGACTTGATCCGGGGCCCAGCTTCACTTGCGCCGAAGCACCAGGCCCGAAGAACAGCGGGGCCCCGGATCAAGTCCGGGGTGACGTGGACTTTCTGGCGAATTAGCACACGGGACCCCCGCATGAGTTTCTGGCTCGCCCGCACCCGCAACGGGCAACATCACGACACTATCCAGCGCTTCGATCCGCGCTTCTGGACCGTCAACTTCCCGCGCCCGATGATGGCGAGCGTAGTGACGACCGGGCCGGACAGCCTGCGGGTCGAGTGCGAGTTTCACCATGCAGGCGAACTGGCAGGGCTGATCTGGGACAGCGCCGACACGCTCGACCATCCGCTGTGCGCCTATGCCACCGACCGCAACTACGCGCACACCGCGCTGCGGTTTCGCTGGCGCTCCTCCGGCCTGATCGCGCTCGATGCGGTCAACGGCCCAACGCTAACGATCGAGGGGTTCGACACCGCCGACCAGCCGCGCAGCTGGTATGTGCGGCTGTGGAACTATGCCGAGGGCACGCCCGAGGATGCGCTGGTCACGCTGCCGTTCTCGGCCCTGGAAAGCGGCTTCACCCTGCCGGGCGAGCCGGTGGCGGTTGACCGGATCGAGCGGATGTTTATCTCGCTGGTCCCGCCCGGCTACGCCCCCGGCAGCATCGCGCGCTTGCCCGCCAGAGCCAATGGTTGGGCCGAGCTGAGCGAGATCGCCTGCGAGGGCGAGCGGGCCATGCTGGAGATCGGCGACGTGTTGCTGCCACCGCATGGCGAGCAGATTGCCACCGCGTATGATGACAGCTTCAATCAGACCCCGGCCCGGCTGCTGCGGCAGGCCCGCGCGCTCGGCTATCGCGGACGTATCCTGCATTATCTCGGCATGAGCCATTTCTTCCGGCTCGAGCCCAGCGGCGCGCGGCTGCTGGCGCGACCGCAAGGGACGCTGTGCACCCCGGCGCGGGCCTGGCACGAGGGCTTTTTCGCCGGGGCCAAGGCAATGGGCTATGCTATCATCGCCTCGCTGTCCTACGAACTGTTCGCCGAACATTGCCCCGATGCGTGGCAGCAGCGCGCATATGACGGCAGCCCGGCCCGCACCGGGTGGGAGCCGCCCTCGGCCCTGCTCTCGCCCGCCAATGCTCAGGCGATGGCTTTCCTGCAGGGCGCGGCGACCCGCTTCGTCAATCTGATGAAGGCAGCGGGCTTGCCGGTGATGTTCCAGATCGGTGAACCCTGGTGGTGGGTGATGCCGGAGAGCCGCGCGCCGTGCCTCTATGATGACGCCGCGAAAGCCGCGCTGGGCGGAGCGCCGCCAATCATCACCGATATGCGCGACGCCATGACGCCGCCGCAGCTGGCGCTGCTCGATGCAGCGGGGGTCTTGCTGGCAGCATCGACCGCTGCGCTGACCCAAGCGGTTCGAACCGCCGCAGCGGGTCCGTCCGAGGTGCTGCTGCTCGCCTTCACGCCGACCATTCTCGACCCCGCCATGCCGGAACTGAAGCGCGCCAATCTGCCGCTCGGCTGGGCGCATCCGGCTTTCGACCGGCTCCAGCTGGAGGATTACGACTGGCTCACCGGAGGCGCACAGGCGCTGCGCCGCGCCGCCTATGTCGAGGTCGATGCGCGGCTCGGCTATCCGCTCGAACGGCAAGATTACCTGTCCGGCTTCGTGTTTCGGCCCGAAGATGCGGAAGCTTTCTGGCCGCTGATCGATGCCGCGCTGGATGAAGCGGCGGCGCGCGGGATCACCCAGCGCTTCGTCTGGGCCCAGCCGCAGATCGCCCGCGACGGTTACACCCGCCTCGCAGCCTCTCAGGAGACCGACGTGCAAGCTTTCGACGATGTGCTCTATCCGCTGGCGTTGGGCCGCGACACCGGGGTCAGCCCGGAATTCTCGACCACTGTCGCGGTAACCGCTTCGGGCCATGAGCGACGCAATTCCCTGTGGTCCGACGCGCGGCTGCATTTCGATGTCGGGCCGGGCATCCGTTCGGAGCATGAGCTCGGCACATTGATCGCCTTCTACCGCGCCCGGCGCGGCGCGGCGCGCGGCTTTCGCCTGAGCGATCCGTTCGATTTCAGCTCCAATGGCATGACCGGCACGCCGACGGCCACCGACCAGCGGATCGGCACTGGCGACGGACTGACCGCCGAGTTCGCGCTGGTTAAAAGCTACGGGGCCGGTGACGATCCCCAGCTGCGCCCCATCACCCGGCCACGCGCCGGAACGGTGCTGGTCGCCATCGATGATCTATCCGTCGCAGGCTGGACCCTCGCGGCCGGAGGCAGGATCGTGTTCGACTCAGCGCCGCCAGTCGGGGCATCGATCACCGCCGGCTTCCTGTTCGACGTGCCAGTGCGCTTTGCCGAAGACCGGCTCGACATCAGCGGCGCGACCTTTGCGGCCGGCGAAGCGCCCTCGGTGCCGCTGATCGAACTGCGCGAGGCGTTATGAGCCGGACCTTCTTTGCATCCGAGCTCGAAGGCGTCGCCACCTGGTGGCGGATCGAGCGGCGTGACGGGGTGGCGCTGGGCTTCACCAGCCATGACCGCGACCTGTGGTTCGACGGCCTGCTCCACCGCGCTGCGCCCGGAATTCTGCCGAGCGCGATCCGCAAGACCAGCGGCCTCGATGGCGACAGCGCCGAGATGCAGGGGCCGCTATCCCACGATTCCATCGCCGCGAGCGATCTCGCCAATGGGCGTTTCGACGGAGCTCGGGTAAGCATCGGCGCGGTCGATTGGGACAGCCTTGATCGGACCCGACTCTTTGCCGGCGCGATCGGCACTGTCAGCGAGGAAACAGGCGGCTTCACCGCCGAACTGCTCTCCGCCAAGGCGCAGCTTGCCGCCGACCCGGTGCCGCGTACCAGCCCGACCTGCCGGGCCAGTTTTTGCGGCCCCGGCTGCACCCTGTCCGCAGCGCGTTTCACCAGTGAGGCGGTCGCCAGCGCAGTCGATCACGATCGCAACGCCGTGGGTTTCGCCGGGATCGATCCGCAGCTCTTCGCCTTCGGCTTCCTCCGCTGGCTCGACGGGCCGCAGATCGGCCTGGCCATGGAGGTGATCGCCATCGAGAACGGTACGCTGCTGCTCGATACGCCGCTCGATCCCGGCACCGTGGCAGGAATGCGCGCGATCCTGCGGCAAGGCTGCGACCACACGCTGGCGACCTGTCATGCGCGCTTTGCCAATGCCGCCAATTTCCAGGGCGAGCCGTTCCTGCCGGGCAACGACCTGCTGGCCCGCTATCCGAGTCCGCAATGACTCCAGGAGAACGCCTGGCCGCACACGCCCGCAGTCTGCTCGGCACCCGCTTTCGCCTGCACGGGCGCGATCCCGCGACCGGCCTCGATTGCGTCGGGCTGGTGCTGGACTGCCTCGCGGCTGCGGGGTGCCCCCTTGCCGTTCCCGCCTGCTATCGGCTGCACAACACCGACATCGCCCCCTTCCTGAAACTCAGCGAGAGGCACGACGTCAGCACAGCTGACTTGCCTTGGCAGCCCGGAGACATCCTGCTGGTCAGCCCCGGCCCGGCGCAGCATCACCTGCTGGTCGCGCTCGGGCCTGACAGTTTCGTCCATGCCCATGCCGCGCTGCGGCGCGTGGTCGAGACTCCTGTCACCCACCCTACCCGATTGCCCTGGCCCATCCTGCGCCACTGGCGACTGACCTGAGCGAGACCCAGCCATGGCAACCTTAGTCCTTTCCGCTGTCGGCACGCTGGTCGGCGGCCCGCTCGGCGGCGCGGTCGGTGCGCTGATCGGGCGCCAGGTCGACGCGAAGATTATCGGCAGCCCGGCCCGCGAAGGCCCGCGCCTGACCGAACTGGCCGTCTCGACTTCGAGCTATGGCCAGCCAGTACCCCAGGTTCACGGCACCATGCGGGTCGGTGGATCGATCATCTGGGCGACCGATCTGAGCGAGAATCGCACCACCAGCGGTGGCAAGGGCCAGCCCAGGACGACGACCTACAGCTATACAACTTCTTTCGCTGTCGCTCTCTCCAGCCGACCGATCGAACGGGTCGGCCGCATCTGGGCCGACGGCAATCTGCTGCGCGGCGCGGCTGGCGATCTCAAGGCCGCGGGCACCTTGCGAATCCACACCGGACGCGGCGACCAGCCGCTCGACCCGCTGATCGCCTCGGCCGAGAACGGCGCCTGCCCGGCCTTTCGCGGCTGTGCCTATGCCGTGTTCGAAGATCTCGATCTGACCGATTTCGGTAACCGCGTTCCGGCGCTATCGTTCGAAGTCGTTGCCGATGATGGCGAGGTTTCGATCACCGGCCTGGTGCCGGATGCGGCGGTCGCCAGCCTGAACCTGTCTGGCCTCGAGGGCTTCGCGCTCGACGGGGGTCCGCTGGTGGGCGCGTTGTCCCTCATCGATGCGGTCTACCCTCTCGCTTGCGATGCCAGCGACGCCAGCCTGCGCTTTGTCGATCCCGAGCAAGAAACCGCGACCATCGCTCTGCCCGATGCCGTTGCAGCCTGGGAGGAGGGGGATTTCGGTGGTCCTTCCGGCAGCCTGCGGGCCCGGCAACCGCAAGCCGAACAGGCAGCGCGGGCATTGCGCTACTACGATCCGGCCAGGGACTACCAGCCGGGCATCCAGCGCGCTGTCGGACCGACACCTGCGGCGGGTCAGCAGATCATCGAGTTTCCCGGCGTTCTGCAGGCCGCACACGCCAAGCTTTTGACCGAAGGCGCCAGCCAGCGCGCCCGCTGGGGCCGCGAGCGCATGGCGTGGCGAATGGCTGAACTCGATCCGACCATCCAGCCCGGCAGCGTGGTGCGGGTTCCCGGTCATGCAGGGGAATGGCAGGTGATCGGCTGGGAATGGCGCGAGCGCGGGGTGGAACTGGAACTGCTCCGCCGACGGCCAGCCGCGGCGAAAGCAGGCGGCGCGGCCAGCGGTGCTGCCAACCTGCCCGCTGATCTGTCTGTCGGCCCTACCAAGCTCGATTATTTCGAGCTGCCTTGGGACGGCACTGGCAATCCGGCGCAGCGGCAGGTCTGGGCTGCCGTCGCCACTGACGGGAACATGCGGAGCGTAAGCCTGTTCGCGCTCGACAATGGCACCTTGGCTCCGCTGACTTCGGTCGCTCGCCCGCGGGCTGCGCTGGGCTATCTGTCCTCGCCTTTGCCCCCTTCACCCGCCCTGATGCTGGAGCGCGATGCGAAGCTGGAGCTTACCTTCGCTACTGCCAATGTGGAATTGGCCAATGCGTCCGCCGATATGTTGGTAGCTGGCGCGAATCGGCTACTGATCGGCGGCGAAGTCATCCAGTTCGCGCTAGCACATCCCGTCGAGACCTACCGCTGGCAATTGACAGGACTTTTGCGCGGACGCGGCGGGACCGAAGCGGCTGCTCTGGCCGGTCATGCGATCGGCACGCACGCCGTTGTCATCAATGAGGAACTTGTCGCCATTCCGCTGGGCGCGAGCATGCCCCTGCCTACTTCGGCAATCGCCGCCGTCGGCATGGGTGACGCCGAACCGGTCGTTGCCGACCTCCGCAACCCGCAAACCAGTGTTGTGCCGTTGGGCCCGGTGCATCCGTCGACCTCGCGCACCGCAGGCGGCGGCCGGTGCTGGCGATGGATCCGGCGTGCACGAGGCCAGTGGAGTTGGCCGGACCGGGTGGAGGTTCCGCTGGTCGAGGAAGCCGAGCACTGGCTGGTCGGTGTCGGGCCCGTGACGGCCCCGATCCGCAGTTGGCAGGTGGACCAGCCGGAACTGACTCTCGACGCAGCCGCACTAGGGCAATTGCTGCTGCTCGCGGGCGGGCAGCCGATCTGGGTGTGCCAGCGCGGCAGTGTCGCGCTGTCCGCTCCGCTGCTGCTCGAGCAACTGCCTCTCACTGCCTGA